TGCACCATGACCCTCTACGCTAGCTACGGCGCGTCCGAGGTCGAGGCGACCATCGCCGGCGAGGTCGGCCAGGGTGACACCGTGATAGTGGTCAAGAAGGCCGATGCGGTCGTGGCTGCCGACAACCCGGAGTGGACGATCAGCAACACCATGATCGCCAACTACCCGGTGACGTACAACGTGGGAGAGCTGCAGGTGTTCGAGGTGAGCTTCACCGGGGGCACCTGGGTCCGCGACGTCACGCCGTAACGACAACAAGGGGGAGAGCTGTGAGTGAGTCGGCCGTCAATGGGCAGATCGCTTTCACCATCGCAGGCGAGAAGCACGTGGTGGACATTTCATCCATCAAGAACACCGTCGCCTTCGAACGGCACTTCGACGTGAGCGCCCAGGTGCTGGCGATGAGCCCACGGCTGGAGTACATCGCCTACATGGCGTACACCGCTGCTAAGTCGGCCGGCGAAAAGGTGCCTGACACCTTCGACGGCTTTCTGGACGTGGTTGATGATCTGGAAGTGCTGGACGAGGCCCCGGAGAGGGCAAACCCTACGGACGGGGGACAGTAAGCCGAGCACTGGCCGTCGTGCTCGTGGAAACAGGCTTCTGGCCCCCGGATGTAGATTTCACAACGAAAGACCTGAGCACCGTGCTCGAAGTGATCAACGAAAGCCGAAAGTGATGCCAGTCGATTCGCGCATCGAGGTCGCCGGCGTCAGAGAGGTCGTCAAGGCCCTGCGGCAGGTTGATCCTGAGCTCAAGCGCCAGTTCGTGAGGGACGCCAAGGGCGTCGTGGCCCCGATGGTGGCCGAGGCGAAGGGCCTGTATCCCGCGCTGCCGCTTTCAGGCATGGCCCGCAGCTGGACGCCACGGGCGTTTTCGATCTTCCCTTGGCAACAGTCGAAGGTGCGCCAAGGCGTGAAGGTCAAGACCTCGACGAGGCGCGACAAGAACAGCGTCGTGTACGTCTCGCAGGGCGAGCCCGCCGGCGTCGTGTTCGAGACGGTTTCCAACAACAAGCGCCTGGGGGCCAACCTCCGGGCCCGGTCTGATCGCGTGCTGTGGCCCACGGCCGACCGTCACCTGCCGCAGATCAACCAGGGCATGGAAAAGATCGTGCGCGAGGCTGAGAAGATCGTGCAAGGGATGGTGCGCTAATGGCAATCACGATCCCGATCCTCACCGACTTCAACGGAAGCGGCATCGACCGCGCCGTGGCTCAGTTCCAACGGCTCGAGGGCGCGGGCCCGAAGGCCGCGTTCCTTCTGCGGAAGGCCGCGCTGCCGGCAGCTGCCGCCCTGGGCGCGATTGGCGTCGGGGCGAAAGTGGCCGTGGACGCTGCGGCCGACATGAACGAAACCCTCAGCAAGTCCGAAGTGCTGTTTGGGGACGGCGCGAAGGTCGTGGCCGAATGGAGTAAGACGACCTCAAGCGCCTTCGGCATCAGCCGGCAGGAAGCCCTCACCGCCGCCACCAACTTCGCCACATTCGGCAAGGCCGCAGGACTCACCGGCACCGAGCTCACCAAGTTCTCGACCGACTTCACCGGACTGGCCGCAGACCTTGCGAGTTTCAACAACACCAGCCCGCAGGAAGCCATCGAGGCGATAGGGTCTGCGCTGCGCGGCGAGGCCGAGCCCATGCGCAAGTACGGCGTCCTGCTCGATGACGCCAGCCTGCGGCAAGAGGCGCTTCGCCTCGGCCTGATCAGCACCACGAAGGAAGCCCTGACGCCTCAGAACAAGGTGCTGGCTGCCCAGGCGTTGATCTACAAGCAGACGAAGGACGCCCAGGGCGACTTCTCCCGCACCTCTGACTCAGCTGCGAATCGGCAGAAGATTCTCAAGGCCCGAATGGATGATCTCACGGCGTCCCTGGGCTCGGCATTGCTGCCGGCGTTCGAGACGCTCACGGGGATCTTGGTAAAGGTCGCGGGCTGGTTCCAAGAGAATGAAGGCGTGGCGAAGGTGTTGATCACCACCGTCGCCGGCCTGTCTGCGGCCATCCTGATCGCCAACGGAGTCATGAAGGCTTCGGCCGTCATCATGGGCACGGTGCGCGGCGCGATGCTCCTGCTGAACCTCGTGCTGGCTGCGAACCCCGTGATGCTGGTGGTCACCGCCATCGGCGCACTGGTCGCGGGTCTGGTCATTGCCTACCGGGAGTCCGAGACGTTCCGAGGCGTGGTCGAGAATGTGTTCAACTGGCTCAAAAAGCTGTGGGATTTCCTGAGCCCGATTGGCTCCGCTGCCTTCGATGGGCTCAAGATGGCGTTTAACGCGATCAACACGCCGATGAACACCGCGTGGGATCTGTTCAAGAAGCTCGCAGACGCCGGCAAGCCGATCATCAACTTCCTCAAGGAGGTCGTTGGCGGCGCGTTCAACGGCCTGAAGTCCGCACTGAACCTGATCGACACCCCCCTGGACATTGTTGGCAAGGCGTTTGGCACCATCAAGGATGCGGCCGAATGGGTGATCGACAAGCTGAAGGGCGTCGGCCGTGGCGCGTTCGCAGCTGCCGCCGCAGCGTTCCGGGCGCTCACAATCCCCGTGCAGGCGCTGGCTGCCGCGCTGCGAGCCGCCAAGGACCTGTGGCAGTGGTTCAAGAGCCAAGTCGAGGGCGAGGGCGGCAATCCGTTCGCCCCTGGCGGATCGCTTGCCGGGCCCGTGGGCAACATGCCTGGGCGGCGCAGTGCGATGGCGTTTGACGTGCCTGCAGGCGTCGGCACCGTCACGGCCGGCGGCGCTCCGACGTACATCATCAACGTCGAAGCCGGTCTTGTCAGCACGCCGGATCAGGTCGGCCAGCAGATCATCGAGGCGATCCAGCGGGCCCAGCGGCGTTCGGGCCCGGCGTTCGTCGCGGCATGAGCCTGCCCAGCATCCAAGTCCGTGTGGCGTTCCAGACGACCGTAAACTTCGGCACGCCGTTCCAGCTGGATAACGCCACCTACGGCCTGCTCGACACCGGCACCTTGGGCGGCTTCCAGTGGGTGGACGTGACCGACAAGGCCACGGCCATCACCATCACCAGGGGCCGCAACCGGCAAACCGAATCATTCAACGCCGGGACCTGCAGCGTGGCGTTCCGCGATCCTGAGCGCGAGCTGGACCCGCTCAACGAAAACAGCATCTATTACCCGTTCGTAGGCCCACGCCAGCCCATCGAGGTCTATGCAAACGGCATCCAAATCTTCAGCGGTGTCATCACCGACTGGAATCTGGAATACAGCTATACGTTGGAAGGCGACGTGATGCTGGCAGCGGCATCGGATCAGTTCACGGTGCTTGCAAACATGAAGATGAATCAGTGGACGCCTTCCGCCGAGACCACGGGCGACCGAATCATGTCGGTGCTCATGCTGCCCGAGATTGAATACCAAGGGCCGTACGCCATCGACACCGGGGCCAGCACTCTCGGGGCGTTTCAAGTGCCTGCGGGCACCACGGTTCTGGCATACCTGCAGAACGTCACAACTTCAGAAAACGGCTGGCTATTCATGAGCGCCGATGGGGTTCTGACGTTTCTCAACAGGCGCACCACGCTCAACCCGGCGCCCACCATCGAGTTCTCCGACGACGGCAGCGGCGTGCCGTACAGGAGCCTCGTGAACCAGTTCGGGGATGAGCTCCTTTACAACTACGTCCAGATGCAGTCACCCGCCGGGGCTGTGCAAGAAGCCTATGACTTGAACAGCATCGCGCTGTATCAGGCGCAGCAGTATTCCAAGCTCGATCTGCTCAACAGCACCACGACCGAAGTTCTTGGGCTCGCCAATGCCTTCCTGGGCGCACACAAGGATCCGATTCTCAGGTTTACGGGCGTCGAAGTGCAGATGGCCGCGCTCGCGCCGGCGCATCAGGATCAAGTGCTCAGTGCAGAGCTGGTCGATACCGTCGAAGTCACCAAGTCATTTGCCACCGGCTCGCCGGCGTCCGTAACCCAGCCAGTTATCGTCTCGGGCGTGAGCCACAACATCACACCCGGTTCGCACACCGTGACCCTGACCTTCGAGAACATAGATCAGCGGTCGTTCCTTACCCTCGACAGCCCGACCATCGGCCTGCTGGATAAGGATCGGCTGGCGTTCTAAGGAGACATTGTGGCTAAGACCTACAACACCATTGGCACCTTCACGGCCGGCAACGTGCTTACCGCTGCCGAAATGAATGACATCGGCGAGAACAGCAACAACTACCGCGTGCCGCCTATGTGCAGAGTCGTCAGTACCGGCGACACGGCCATTGCTCACAACACTTTTGTTGCGGAGTCGTTTGACGGCACAGAGGCGTTCGACACTGACTCTATGCACGATCCGTCAAGCAACCCCAGCCGCATCACCATCAACACGGCTGGCGTGTACCTGATCACCGGAAACGTCTTGTGGCAACTGAATACCAACGGTTCACGTCAGTTGTGGATTCGCCTAAATGGTTCTACGTACATCGCGGGCAACGATGCCCGCTGTGATGCCTCGTATGACATGCCGCAGGTGGTCACCACCCTGTATGAGTTCGCGGCGAATGATTACGTCGAGCTGGTCTTGCGCCAAGATTCCAACGTCAGCCTCAACTCCAAAACGGCAGCAAGTTACGCTGCCACGTTTCAGGCGCTTTGGGTCGGGCAGGTTTCATAATCATGAGCCCGGACGAAACAGCCGCTATTCGACAGCAGCTGCAGTCAGTCCGCGATGACTTGGCCGAAGTCGTGCGCCTGCAGACCGAAGCCAACAAGCGCCTGGGCAAGATCGAAGGCCGCGTGTTCGAGCTCGAGCTCTGGCGGGCCCGCCTGCAGGGCGCAGCTGCTACGTCCCGCGTGGTGTGGCTTCTCGCCGGCGGTGCCATCACCGGCATCGCAGTAAGTCTATTCAACAATCTTTAGGGGGAGCAGTGTCGATCAGTAACGGCCAGCAGACGCTTCGCAAGGCGTCCAGGTACCTCGGGGCGATGGAGAACCCGCCCGGCTCCAATCGTGGGCGCGGCGTCATAGATGACTGTCAGGCCATGTATGGCCTCAGCGCGGTTCCTTGGTGTGCTTGCTTTCTTGGCTATTGCGTTGCCGAGAGCGGAGCAGATGCCAAGTACAAGGCAAATGCCAAGAAAGTCGTGCATCCTTCCACGGCCGTCATGGTGGACAGGGCCCGTCGCCTCGGCTGGTACGGGCCGGCCGGGAAGAACACCAAGCCTGGCGACTGGTTCATCAAGGACGGGATTCACGTCGGTTTCATCAACGTGGTTCGCAACGATGGCCGCTTCGAGACAATCGAGGGGAACGCCGCGCAAGGCGTCAGGAGCTACGTGCGTGCATGGTCGGATGGATGGCGCGTCATCAGCATCCCAGGCGTCGGTGCCCCGGGCCCGGCCGCAGTCGTGGACGGCTTCGGCTTCGACGACACACGGGTGAAGCTGTACGGGGGCTGGCCCACGCCCCAGGCACGTGACCAGATGCTTCGCAAGTTCGCAGCGGCGAACCCTGAGATGTGGACACAGGCAGTCAGGGTTCAGCGCCCCAGCCCTTACGCCTTCCGCGCAGGCCCCGCCGGCACGTACAACCGATGGACGTACGGCCCGTGGCTTCACAACACCGGCAAGAAGAAGCGCGACGAGCAGATGAAGAAGTGGGAGAGCTCTCACGAAGGCGTCAAGGCCCGCCCCTGGCGCAAGACCTACAAGGAGTCCTGACATGGCACCTGACACGCTTCCCGCCGGTACCGAGGTCATCGAGCCGCCGCCGGCCGAGCCGACCGACTACGAGCCCGAGCGCGAAAAGGAGTCTGAGTAATGGTGCCGAAGGTAGGGCCCAGCACCATCGCCATGCTCTCGGGCGCTCTGGTCGTTCTGGTGGCCTTCGTGGACACCTGGGCAGAGGGTTCGCCGAACGTGTGGCTGGCAGCAATCAGCGCAGGACTCACCGCCGCTGTGGGCGTTCTTCGCAGCTGGCAGGCCGTTGCAAGCGATCAGGGGGAAGATCAGTGAGCGTCAAGATCACGGCCGTCATGGCCGCAGTCGCAGGGTTGGCATTACTGCCCGCCGCCGGCACCGCCGCACCATGCGAGGCGCACGCCGGGAAGGCGAAGAAGGCGTGTGTGAAGCAGCTGAAGCGGGATCGCATGGCATGGCCCTCAAGGCCAAAGGAATGGGAAATCAAGCGCCGCATCGGGACAGTGCAATGGCGCAAGGCCGAGCGCGTCGCCTACTGCGAGACCGCCGGCAACTGGCAGCACTACCCCCACGGCCGGTACATCGGCGGTTTGGGGATGTTCCGCTCCACGTATGGCATCGGTCAGGCCGTCACAAAGTACCGCTGGGTGCACCAGGGTGCCACCAAGGCCGAGCAGATCGCCATTGGCTATGTCGTGGCGCAGCGGTTCGGATGGTCCGCTTGGGGATGTGGGTCCGCCTGAGCCAGTAGGCTCACCAACACAAGACGAGGGGAGTCGTCGTGAAGTGCCCGCACTGTGGTCATCCTGACCGCCTACACGCCGGCCCGAGCGCCAAGACGTTCGAGCCTGGCACCTGCTGTTGCCACCCCCCCGACACGCCGTGCCCATGCCCCGGCTGGCGCTACTGGCTGAAGGGCGACGAGTGGCAGCAAGAGCTCGACTTCGAGCAGGATCGCGTGGACCGTGCCTTCGGCAAGTCCGCGCACACGTTGTACGAAGGGGATGACCTGTGATCCGCCGCCTCACGCTGTATGGCGTGATCGTGTTCGTTACCGCGTGGATCACGTACAGCTTCACAAACGTACTGACGTCATGGCTGGCGGGCACGATTGCCTGAGAATGGCATGCAAAAAGGGACACGTGCTCAACTACGACGGTTACTGCCGCCTGTGCGGCGCGTGGCTGGTGGACGTGGACGGCCCGCAATCACCGTTTCACCCGAGGGAACAGGAAAACCAAGATCAAGGGGAAGATCATGGACGAGATGACGATTGACGAGCTCGAAGGCATCCTCGATGAGGTAGCCGAACGAGCCAATGATGAATGGCGCAAGGTCACTGCCAGAGCGATCCAGTTCCTCGCCGGCCGAGGGCAGGAGTTCACCGCCGATGATGTGTGGGCACTGATCGAGCCCCTGGGCGTCACCACGCATGAGCCCAACGCCATGGGTGCCATGTTCAACAAGGCCCGGCGCGAGGGGATCATTGAATCCGATGGCATGTACCGGCCCAGCTGCCGCCGCAACGCTCACCGCCGCATGGTGCGCGTCTGGAGGGCGGCGCGATGAACGAGGAGCCGACAGTGGTGCGCCTGGTGCCCGCCGGCGACGACGAGAGGCGGCATGAGGCCCTTCGCAATCTGGCCGAGGAATGGTGGGACCCGCCGGCCGAGCTGATCGACACGCTGCCGAAGGGCGGCGTGCAGCTGAAGTACCTCTCGCACGCATGGGTTCGTAAGGCGCTGCAGGATCATGACCCCGACTGGTGGTGGGAGCCCATGAGCTATGACAGCCAGGGACAGCCCGTGATCGAGCGTGACAGCAACGGAAACCCCGTGGGCTTCTGGATTTGGCTCCACGTGCTCGGCACCAAGCGTCCCGGCTACGGCTCGGTAGAGCCCGGCAAGCGTGACGCCATCAAGGAGCTGATCGGGGACAGTCTGAGGAACGCCGCTCAACCTGTGTGCGGTGGGGCTCTCTGGACCAAGGGAAAGCCTGAGAAGCCTCAGAAGGCCCGCAAGGCCCCCGTCAAGGGTAAGACCTATGACCCGGTAGAGAAGGCGCAGGAATCGGCTGTGAAGGCGTCAGAGGGGCAAGAGCCCCACCATCATGAGGTCGCCTACGGCAAGGAGCAGTACGACAGGCTTCTTGAGCAGTTCGGGAAGGAAGCCACAGATGGTGCCCTGGCCATGCTCGGCATCAGCCAGTTCAAGGAAATGACGCCGGCCAAGGTGCAGGTGCTGGAAGCGTCCCTGCTGGCCCGGGAGCGGCAGGTGAAGGAGAACGCCGACCGCGAGGCGCAGCTCAAGCGCGAGAAGGGCGAGGCATGAAGTCGATGCCGCCGCCAAAGGAAACCGAGTCAGCCTTCCAGTCGAAGGTCGTGCAGCTGGCGATCACCCTGGGCTGGATGGTTCAGCACACGCGGCCGGCGAAGCAGGGGGACCGCTGGCTTACCCCGATCACGGGCCATGCCGGGTTTCCTGATCTAGTCCTCGCCCACAAGAAACTGGGCGTGGTGTTCGCAGAGCTCAAAACAGACCGGGGCGCAGTGAGCGACGAGCAATACAAGTGGGGGCGGACGATCAGGGACGCCGGCGCGGAGTGGCGCATCTGGCGACCGAAGGACTGGCCCGAGATTGAGAAGCGCCTGGGGGCGAAGCGATGATCATTCACGGCCCGCGTGAGGAAGCCAACTTTACCGTGATCCCGAATCGGATCCTGCGCGACGATCACCTGAGCTACCGGGCCCGTGGGCTCCTGTGCTTCCTGCTGTCGCAGCCGGCGGACTGGCAGATCAGCAGCAGGCGCTTGTGCCTTGAGTTTGGGGAGGGCAGGGACGCCATCAGGAAGGCGATCACCGAGCTCATCACCACTGGGTACATGCAGCTGCAGAAGGTGCAGACAGACGCCGGCAGATGGACAACGCACTACCTCGTGACGTCAGATCCATGGTGGTTCGAGAACCCTGTGGATAACCCGCCGCAGCCTGTGGATAACCCGGCCTAGCGTCTCGCACAGTGAGACACCGAGGCCTGAAAAACCGACGCCGGAAAATCAGGCCGTATTACTAAGGACTATAAGACTAAGTACTAAAAGCCTTAGGGGATCATGGGGAACACCCGGAAAGACTTGAAGGGCGCCGGCTACAAGGCCAAGCGCCAGAGGTTCTTGGCTGAGTGGGATGGGCCGTGCCATTGGTGCAGGCGTGCCAAAGCGGTAGAGCTCGACCACGTAATCCCCGTTGCCGCCGGCATCGACCCCGCCGATGAATCTAACTGGGTTGGCAGCTGCAAAAAATGCAACGCTCGCCGGGGGGCCGAACACCTGGCACGCACACGCCACGCAAAGGTTGCCGCCCGCACGAAAGCCATGCGCGATTCGCCGGCAGATTTTTTTGGTGTCGAAACGACGCCGAC